TGAAGACAACCCTGCGCCTAGCATCAATCTTTGCTGAACGCCACACCATCCACGCCAAGTGGCAGAACTGGTTTAGAGAGATGGGCGTACTTTACGGTATGTGGCACGGTCCCACAGGTAAAGGTTGGGACCTGTCGTCTAACAATGTAGATATTGAAGATGAGTACCTAGAGGTTCCCTTACGTAGCGACAAGCATATGATGCGTGGGCATGCCGATGGGTGGATCAAAGGCCTAGGCGATGATTGCCTGATTGAGATTAAGTCTATTGGTACAGGCACTATTCGCATGGAGATGCCTGCTCTTATGGCTCAGTACAACAACGATATCGATGTGGTCTGGAAGAACATTCGCACACCGTTGCGCTCTCACCAGCTACAGGGCCAGGTTTACCTACACCTTTGCCACCTAATGGTAGAGGAAGGTTTGCTAGAGACTGCTCCTAATGAGATCGTATTTCTTTATGAACTTAAAGCCAACCAAGAGTATAAAGAGTTTGTGGTAAAGTACAACCCAGAGTACACAGCTGAGATCTTTGAGAAGGCTAGAGATGTGGCGTGGGCTGTAGAGAACAACCGGGAGCCTGTATGTAATATAGACCCTGTTAAAGGCTGTAAGCGTTGTGCACCATTTAAGGAGGAGACTGAATGAGTATTAGTGCTAAGGTAGTAGATGCTCTTAACGAGCTTGGGTTTGCTCTTGCTCCAAAGCCAGAGTATGATATGCCGTACCTTCCTAGAGACATTACTGAGCTAGATGACGAAGCTCTCATGGATCTATTTGTACAGTTCACTCAGTGGAACGATCACCTTGCCGGTGCTTTTGCTGTGGCTGTAGTAAACGAGCGTGAGGCAGATAGCGCCTTAAAGAACGCCGAAGCTGTTGCGCTTCTCAGCAACTGGACCGGTGCTAAGGGTGACAGGGTCACACTAGTCAAAGCGCAGATCCAAGCTTCAGAACAGATCCAAGAACTAATCTATGATTACGATACCAAGTATGCGTTTCGTAAGTTAATCGAAACTAGAACTCAGAATATTGAAAGGGATGCCAACGTGGTGTCTCGTGAGCTTACTCGTCGTACATCCGATGGCGGGTTACGGTCTAGACAACGGAGGTATACAACATGACCGATATAACTTGGGAACAACTATCATTGTTCACAGATGAAGAGTTAGGTATTGAGACTAAAACTCTTCCCATGGCTAGTAAGTGTTGTGAGGGGTGTACCTGTGAGCAATCCAGCCAAAGCTAAAGGTAGCGGTGCAGAGCGTGCTGTAGTGGCATGGCTTAAGCAGTGGTTTCCTTATGTAGATCGCAGACTAGCGGGGGCAACTCTTGACAAGGGAGATGTCTCAGGTATTCCTGGAGTTACTATCGAGATCAAGAACCATGCCACCATGAAGTTATCTGAATGGGTCAAAGAGCTAGAGGTTGAGATGAAAAACGATGGTGCTTGGACGGGAGTGGTTATCCATAAAAAAAAGGGAACCACAGATGTAGGCCAGTGGTACGCTACAATGCCTGCTTCAGTCTGGGTTGACCTTCTGGGTAGGGGACTAAAGAATTAGGGCCTTATAGGCGTACTGACGGCCGTTTAAAGGGTATTGTAGGACCAGGTGGGCGACTAAAAATCGAACCTAAAGGACTACAAATCGTGTCAGATACAACAGAAGAGAAGTTCTTGCGTGTAAGCGCAAGCTCAAATGCCCAATCAGTAGGCTCAGCTATAGCCCATGCGCTATACGAGAAGCCTCAGGTGTACCTACGAGCAGTGGGTGCTTCAGCGGTTAATCAAGCCGTTAAAGCTATCGCTATTGCCAGTGGGTATGTTGCACCAAGAGGTATGAACCTAAGCTGCCGCCCAGGATTTACTACAGTAGATTCAAGAGACGGACAGATTAGCGCAATTGTCTTTACAATTACCGCAAACTAATATATTATTTGCAATGAGATCTCACTAACAGTTAGGTACCAAAATGGCAAAGTCAGATATGGATGCTGCGCTAGCAGCAGAAAATACACAAGGACGTCAAGCATCAGGTCGTGAGGGAACAAAGTTCTCTGCGCCTTCGGCTACTCCTGCTCGCGGTAAGAAGATGCCTATGGGCAACGCTGCAGCTGGGGATCCAACAGTAGAAGGAAAGCCTTCTCGTCCAAATGTAATGGGTGAGCGTAACGGCGCTGCTCATACAATCATTACTAATATCGTTAAGCAAAATGCACCAGAAGCAGGTGCAACCTTGATGAACGCAAAAATTATCCCAGCAACCACAAAGCGTGGCGGGGGTTTTGAATCAGAAGTTGATTCTCTATACTAATCTAGAGTATAATATCTAATAGGGGCACTTTAACCAGCGCCCCTATAGATAAACAGGGGGCGCAATGAGTTTAGAAGCTTTGTATTCAGAAGCAAAAGAAGCAAATCCATATGTAGCAGGCATGTGTGTAGTGGGCGCTTGGTCCACCACATTAAAAGATACTGACCTAGCTGCATTTAAAACATCTCTTAATGATGACGACTTCTCTACTAGAAGTCTATTTGATATCTATAAAGCAGCAGGAGCAACATTCGGACTAACCTCTCTTAGAGAGCATAGAAACGGGAAGTGCACATGTCACTAGAAGATAACTACAATACCGCCAAGTCAGAAATTTCAGCCAGCAGTGGCTTAAGTTCTATTGACAAGCTGCTCAAAGCTAATGGTCTTACTGCAGATGATGTAGGTAAGATCAGCAAGGTTAGTCTCTCTACTAACCCAGACGATACTAAGATCATTCTTTCACCTAAGTGGAATGATGGTCCTACCTGGCAGCCAGTACAGCCAGCAGACCCAGTAATCATTAACCCAAAGCCTACACCTGCGCTAATCAGTAGCGACTGGAAGGTTGCTGTAGCGTTGCCAGATCCACAGATCGGTTACCGCAAGTATGAGGATGGTAGTTTAGATACTTTCCACGATGAGGCAGCCATGGACGTTGCTATGCAAGTCCTTAGCCTAGACCACGGACATCCAGTAGATCAGGTGATCAACCTAGGTGACTTCCTAGACTTACCTATGTACGGAACCTACGAACAAGAGGCTAACTTTGCACACACTGCTCAACTTGCTATTAATCGGGGTCATCGCTTCCTTGCTGAGCAGCGTGCTAATGCGGGAACCGCTGCACGGATCATCCTCTTGGAAGGCAACCACGATAAGCGCCTTAATCGTTTTATTAATACTAATGCTGCCGCTGCTTACGGTATTAAGGTAGCAAACATGCCAGATGCTTGGCCAGTTCTAAGTCTACAGAACTTGCTTCGCTGTGATGAATTAGGAGTTGAGTTTATTGATGGATATCCAGCAGCCGCTCATTGGATTAATAAGCGTCTCCGTGCTATGCATGGTGATAGGGCTAATGCTTCGGGCTCTACTGCTGCTCAGTATGCAAATAGTAACCCCAACATTTCCACATTGTTTGGTCATACGCATCGCATGGAACAACAATCCAAAACTGTATTTGATCGTGACCAGGCGATTAAGAGTGTTAGCTTTAGTCCCGGATGCCTATGTCGCGTTGATGGCGCTGTTCCATCAGTTAAAGGCGGAGTTGATGTAAAGGGCCAGGCTCTTCAGTACTTTGAGAACTGGCAGCAAGGGGTAAGTGTTATCTTCTTCAAAGATGGAGAAGACGATAGCTTCCACTTCGATCAGGTTCACATTCATAAAGGAAAGACCATGTATCGTGGTCAAGAGATCCACGCTACTGTGGACACAGTGGGTAACCCACTATAATAAAAAAGCCCCCGTAACTGGGGGCTTTCTTATTTACTTAGCTTTCTTTTGTTCTAAGATCAAGTCTTCTTCGGTCTTAGACTTAGTATCTATCTGTGAGAATGCGGCATCAATCTCAGCCTGATCAAGCTTCCCATCATCTAGAAAAGAACGGGCAAGTCTTTCTACAACTGTTGCCACGCCTGTAATGCCTGCCATTAGTACTGCTTTAGCTGTGCTAACTCCAGCTAAAGATCCAGCTCCAATTACAGAGAGGCCTGTTGCTGCAAACACAGCAACAATTCTCATCATAGTGTTAACTGTTTTATTCATCTTTTTTCTCCTTAGGGTTGCGAATACGGTACGTCGCAATCCATAGGAAGATAGAGATCAAGATAGCATCGCCAACGATTGTCTTTGCTGATCCGGTTAGTACTAGCCACGCAGCAAATAGACCTACAAAGGTCCAGATCTGGTTAGCTAGGTCTTGTAATAGACCTTTCATTATGGTCTCCTTCTTAGTTGGGCAATACCAGTAGCAACAATAGTTGCTACAAGTATCTTCTTGGCTTTCTTACGTGTTACTGGTGACATATCGTTACCAATATTTTCAAGTGCAACAAACGCATGGTTTATTGCTTGTACCCCAGGAACGGCCGCTATGGCACCTGTGACGGGTTGTTCTACTACAGGTACAGCGATGTCTGGGGCGTTGAATGTTGTGCCTCCAGGCTGGCCTATAAAGGTGTCTGAGGTGGTGATGGCTTCCGGTGGGATAGGAAGTCCAGAACCCGGTGGAGGTGCTGGAGGAGTAAGGCTTCCATCTTCTTGAACGACTTGTGGAGCATTTTGGGTACCAAAGAATTGAATACCCCCATTTTCTACGCCCTTCTTATCTTCCTGTACGTGAGGTATCAATGCATCAGGTGGAGGTGCAACGGGTGTATCCTTGGGTAATGAACTTGGATTGTTAGGAATTAAGTTAGGGACAGGAGCAGGTGATGGTGCAGGTGGTGGTGGTGTCGGTGTTGGCGCTGGTGTTGGTTCTACTTTTGATGGCTGTGATGGCTCGGGAGTTGGAGTGGCCATTGGTGTTGGTGCTGGGGTTGGTGCTGGGCTTGGTGGTTGCTCTGTTGGC